GCGCGATCTCTTGCAGAGACATAGTTCACCTCCTGCCCTCAGTCATGATGTCTGGCACGGGCGGGATGTATGCGCCGATAGGCGGTACCTGCGACTGCCCGTGAATAATCCTGATCGTCGGGATGCCCAGCAGCAGCGCGACGATCATGTAGATCGCAATCAATGCCACGATCACCATGTAGAGCTTCTGCACCATGTCGGGGACAGGGAACCCGATGATGCCGAGTATCCAGAGGATGACGTAGCCGATCAGAATCAAGATCGCGACGACGATGGCGATGTTGATGAGCCCAAGCAGGATGCCGGTCAGAGACATTGGTCAGCCTCCCCTCATACGAAGATCATCTGATAAGACTTCGCAGGCGTGGCCCGATCCCGCGATTTGAGCCCGCAGAGCATCGCCAGGGCAACCGCCCCGTCGATACGGAAGATCGCTTTCTCTTTGTCGATCTTACGGTTGCCCGCCGGGTCCATGGTCGCGACAGCGTTCGCCATATTCCACGTTAGCACAGGATTGCCCGGATGTACCAATGTCCTCTCCGTAACCTCACGCTCTAACGCATCTATAGCCGGACCCATGTCTCTAAAACCCTGTCCCCACGGGACCAAACGGACACCTGACCCCCGACGCTTCATTTTCTCATCACTGTCCTCGAATGAAGCGAGTCCGACACGGTCAAACTCACGCAGCAAATCCGCAACGCGCCATCGGTCATAGACTAAGCCTTTGATACGATACCTGTTATGTAACTCCGCGATCCTGCGGGCAACGATCCCTGGATCAATCGAGCGTCCATGACAAACCTCAAGGTAGCCCTGATCGCGCCATTCCTGATAGCGCCCACTTCCTGATCCAAAATCTCGGTCACTGTGATCGCGGAGTAAGTCCTCCGGCTTCCAGAAAACCGGCTGGATCTTAGTCTTATCGCCCGTACTACCAATAACTAGTGCCGTCAAATCGAGCACCGCTGACATGTCGAGGGAGAGATAAATCTCCTCGCCATCCTCAAAATCAACCGCACCGAGACACGCTTCCCACTCCGCCCGTGAGATCAATGAAGAGTGCGGCGCGACCCGTTGATTCAATCGCAAATTCCGAAACCGGGGCTCCTCCGCAGGCAGTCGCTTCGCCTTATCCGCATCCGCAATCATGTCCTCAACGTTGAGGAAGTCGCCGAGCGCTGGATTGGCTTGCTTCCAGACCGACGGCTCGAATACGTCCTCACAATCCTCCGGCACCGCATAGAGGTGACAAACAATGCGTGGGTCTTTGGCGTTTAGCCCGTCATCGATGAGCTTGGATAGGATTTGCTCAGGATCATTTGACTGCGTGCTGATTGTAACGAACAGAGGTTCAGCACGAGCACCCATAGCAGTATCGAGAACATCATAAAGATTGCGACTTTTAGCTTGTGCCAGCTCATCGTAGATCACCACCGATGGATTGTAGCCAAGCTTGGTCCCAGCCTCGGCAGAGATCGCCCGATAGACGCTCCCTGTCCGCCGCCCGACCATCGTTTTCTTCGACGGCACCAAGTCGATCCGCTGCAATAGCTCTGGGTCCGCCTCTACGATCTGCTGCGCTACTTTGAAGATGATCGACGCCTGATCACGGTCATTCGCCGCCGAATAAATCTCCCCATGCGGGATCGCCTCTGGACCAACGAGATGTACTAGCGCCAGACAGGCAATCAGCGCGCTCTTGCCGTTCTTGCGCGCAATAGACAGGATCGCACGCCGGACAATACGACGCCCGGTCTTGCGATTGGTCGGCTCATAGATGTCGCGAATAAACCGCTTCTGCCACCGCCGTAACTTGAACGGCTTGCCGCTGCCCTCGCCAGTCGGGACAATGAGACACTGAATGAACCGGATAACCTTGTTCGCTCGCTCCCGGTCTCGTCTAAGCGATGAGACCCTCAAACTTGCTCGCCTGCTTCGGCGGAACTGCCCCGGCGGCAACTCGCGCCCTGGCGCTTGGAGTGAATCCGAGCTCGACTGCATACGACACCATGTCTCGCATCGCCTTGTTGGCAATGCTCACTAATGGATTGTGAATCGCATTCCCTTCCTTGGTCCGAATCATCACGCCATGCGTCAATGGATCTTGCGCCGCCATCCGCGCTAGATCACGCTCCGCAACAACCCAGCGACCATATGCCGTGCAATACGCCTCAAATACCCGAACGTCCACCCGCGTCATCAATCCGCAGTTATACGCCTCCTCCCGTAACCGCATGAACTCTAGCCGAGCGTCCTCGCTCAACTCCTTCGACGGCTCAGGTAATTCCGGCGTCGGCTTGGGCTCATCTTTGATCGGGCGGTTCTCTCGATTGCCCTGCAAGAGCTTCAAGTACGTCGGCTTGGGCTTGCGACCGCGTGGCACCTAGCGACCCCCCCGGGAATATAGCGGATTAACC